TGGCGCGCAACCCACCGGCTCCGTCGCATCGCCAAGCTGAAGATTGAAATGGCGCGGTTAGAAGCCCTTGAGCTGGTTGCCCACCCTAAAAACCGGGTAGATATCGCCCCCGCGGCCGTGGCCGCCGAAAAAATTCTCGAACAGGCGCGCGAAGAAGCCAAGGCTTTAATCGCCGCCGCCGCCGCGGTAAAAAAATGAAAGAGTTTCTGTTTGGTCACCAGAACGTGATTGGTATTGTAGGGTGGCATGTTGCCCTCCTTCTAGCCTTTTGCACTGGCTGGCTACTCACCCACCTGCACCACCACAAGTATCAGTCCCATAGATGCGTACGGTTTGACTGTAAGCGTCGCCTAACCTCGGTCAAGAAATGACAGTAACCGCAACAGCTAAGCGCCGGCGTCGCCAGGCGCGCATGATTAATGGCCGCAAAGCCGACCGCAACACGTTCAAGCAAATGATCCTGGCAAAGATGCGGGGGAAGAAATGACCGGAGATGAGCCCCCCACTTGGTCAATAGTGGTAGGCCTAGTCCTATGGCTAGCTGTTGTAGCCTGGGCCCTATGGGTCTATTTTAGTTAGGTCCAGGCTTCGGACGTGAACTTTGGCTGGATCATCTTCTTCCGTGGGCTCAAGCGCCGCGCTATTTCATGCACCAGCCCGCCGTTCACCACCAGGCAAGCATACTGAAGCGTGTCCTGGCCGTGGGAGTACCCCTCTTTATCATTCTTATCCGGCACGACCCCCATCTTGCCGGTCTTCATCTTGACGAAGCGATAGCCGCCGGCCAGCCCTCGAATTAGCATTGGGCAACCCGCGGCGCTTATCATGAGCGCCGGGCCGCCGTTAGTCTGGCGTCCCAAGAGAGCTTCGACAGCACGTAGGCGAGGTTCAATATCGTTAGTAACGGCAGGGAAGGCGGGAAGCCCGACCCGCTTGAGCAGGTCAAAGCATGACTCTTCCGTTGTCGTTCCCTTCGAGACACCAGACGGATCACCGACCACGGCAACCTTAAAGCCCAGATATTTATCGCTGAGCAGGCGAGGTCGAAGGTTTTGCTGAACATGCTTTTCCAATCCCATGTTAACGCCGGGGACTTCTTCGTGTACGAGCAACCGCCCCATGTGGTCGCACTGGGTAATTAATGACCACGGGTTTCGGCCAAAGTCTTGGCCAATGATCAAGGGGTACCCAGGAATAGGTTGCGTATCGGGGACGACATGGAAGTCGGACCGGAAACTTTCCCGGAACACGGCCATGCCGGACGGGTCTTCGCCAAACTGGGCATAGACGTACCGCTTGACCCAATCGCTGTCCTCGCCGTACATTTCCACGAACCGTTCGTAGTAGCGGCGTCCCTGCGCGATGCGGTCGGGGTGGTTGAACGGGAGCGCAAAAGTAACATCGTTTTGCAAGAGGTAGTTTAGGTTCTCGGCTAGGGGGCTTAGGCCTGATGGTTGGAACCATATTTGCCAATCGGGCGGCGGCTCCGTCATGAATTTGTGCCATGGTGTCATCTCTGTTGGAAGGTTGGTGTCGGCAATTATACCATGCCATGTACAGTTACCGAGGTCGCCCGATGGGAAACGGCCAAGACGACCGCTGAGCGGGCCGACCACGTCGATGTTCATTTCAATGCACTCGGACATGAATGCACCAGTCAACTGCATGGACAGCAGGCGAGCTTGGTCTTCGGCGTTTTCGAGGGGCACAAAAATCCACTCGGCCTTTACATCGCCAAACTCCAGGTGAAAGGTGTTTTCGCTCACCATCCAGCGTCCGAGCGAGCCCAGTCGCCCCTGCACATCTTTCAGCACGGTGTCTTTCAGGGACTTCAAAGTCGAGCGCACGATGGCATACCTGGTGCGCCGGTAGCCATCCTTTCCCGGTTTCTGCTCCAGCGCCCGCCGGAACAGCTCCATAACGCAGGCGGTTGTCTTGCCCGAGCCGACAGGACCAGCGATGATCCTGCCGAACGCATCGGACTTCATAAAGGTGGCACAGGTAGGGGGTGCCTCAAAGTCAATGCTTGGCATGGTCCCCTGCTTTAATCACTGCGCCCTGGAACCAACTCCCGCAGTTCTGGCAGTGGTAGCGGCGGTACTTCCGCTTGCGGGCCACCAGGAAGCCGCGGCGTTGCACGCGGGTCGAGCGGCAGGTAGGGCAACCCTGATCGTCCGTGTAGATGGTAAGATCAGGGTGGTTCGAGATATATGGCTTCAGTTTTTCGTAGACCCGTTCGAGCAACTCTACATCGTGCATGTTGTACTCGCGCATGGTCTTCCACGCGCCGCGCTCGCCCGCCATGCAGCGCTTCCACAGATCGAAGCCGGTGTGCGGCAGCTTGCGTCCGCAGCCGAGATACTGGCCTAGATCGTCCAGCTTGTTGCTCTGGAAGTGGAAGAAACGACGCGCTGCCTTGAGCGTATCAATTGACTTGTACGGCGAAGGTGGCTTAAGTCCTTGCATAATGAACCGCGCATTAGCCTTGCGAATATCGAAGCGGTCCCCGTTGTGCGCGATAAGTATGTCAGCTTCATCAAAGAGCGCATGTAGGTCTTCAATGAGGTCCTTGTCATTCTCTTTGTCCTTCTTGTACGCCGGATAATCCGGCAAGGCGTGACAGTGGATTTTCTTTTCCCCCATCCAGCGGTAGGAGAACGACAGCATGTACCAGGGGTTGGTCACGCCGATGATGCTGGTCTCCCATAGATGCCCCCAAAAATAGCCGAGGGAGGGGGCGTTTTCTACGTCAAAGAATGCAACTCGGGGACTACTCATTTTTCGTTCCTTCAATGAGAATGGGTGGGGCTTCTTTCTCGTACTTCAAAGTGGTGTCAGCGCCAAGGTTAATGGTGATCGTAAACCGCTCCCCAGGAGGGCCCTCACCCTTACTCAGTGCATCAAGGCCAGCGATCTTCGCAAACAGCTTACCGGCTTCTATCGCCGCTGGAAAGGCCTCTGCCGAGTTTTTCATTCGGGCACTCAACACTGGCATTGCATCCTCTAATGTGGCCGCGGCTTCGAGCCTTATCCTTTCCGGGGTGGTCGTGGAACTATTCCACTCGATGAGGGCCGTGTCAAGTGCGTGTTTGTAGAACGGGATTTTTAGGACCGCGGCGTAGCCCTCGTCGGTCAACTTATAATGTTTGAGAATGTCCGGTAGTTCCCGCATGTCCATCGCCACTTCCCTGGCGAGCGCGGCTAGGCCGGCGGGCGTTAACTCTGTACCCCTCAAAAGAGGCATCGGGACGGGGGCTACCGGAGCCGGGAGTGGTTCTAGCTCGGCCTGCAATATTTCGGACGGCGTCTGGGGGGCTTTCTTCATGGTGCGATCATTGGTGAAAACCATTAAGGGTTCGTTAGCATGTCCCGGCTATTCTCGTCAAGCACCGCTTATTGCAGGACATATTCATGGCCGACAATTTAGGACAACAGGGGGTAATTCAAATTGTCCCACCCGCCGCCCTAGAACAGCAGCTTCAACAGCGGGATACCGACAAGGCCGCCGCGGCGCAGCCGGCGCAGCCCGATGTGTCGCCCCTTGCTGGTTACATCCGTACCCAGTTTGAGATATTCCGGAACCATCGTAATACCCAAGCGGGCTGGTCCAATCGTATGATTGAGGCCCTCCGTACATTTAATGGCCAATATGGCCCCAGCAAGCTGGCCGAGCTGAAAAAGTTTGGCGGTAGCGCCGTCTACGCCCGCCTCATTGCCCAGAAATGCCGTGCTGCCAGCTCACTTTTGCGCGATATTTATCTGGGCCAGGATCAGCCATGGGGCATTCGACCGGCGAAGGACCCCACAATTCCGCCACAAATCCTACAAAGTATTGACCAATTGATGCAATCTGAGCAACAAATGGTGCAAGAACAGGTCGGCCAGCCCCCCGGCCAGGACAAGGTGGATCAACGCAAAACTGCCCTTCTTGAGTCGGCCAAGGATGCGGCTAAAAAGAAGGCTACCCAGCAGGCCCGAGACTCAGAAGACAAGATAGAACAACTACTTAGAGACGGCGGCTACTATCATGCTTTCGCGGAATTTTTGGTCGATTTACCTATATTCCCGTTCGCCTGTATTAAGGGTCCCGTGGTTAAGATCATGCCAAAGGTGGTATGGCCGGAAGGTGGGGGAGCGCCAAATGTCCAGCAAGTTCCGTTACTTACGTGGAACCGGGTATCCCCCTTCGATCTGTGGTGGACCCCCGGCGTTGCAGACATTGCGAATGCTAACGTCATCGAAAAGCTTCGGATCACCCGCGCCGAGATTAACGATCTGCTCGACCTTCCTGGCTACAATACTGACGAAATTAGGGCAGTTTTGGACGAGTATGGCCGCGGAGGCCTATATGACAACTGGGACACCACGGACGCCGAGCGCGCGGTCCTAGAAAGCCGCGAAAACCCGATGTGGAACCGGTCGGGCATGATTTCTATGATGGAGTTCAATGGTAATGTCCAGGGCCGCGTTTTGCAGGAGTATGGCCTGGCGGTACCGGACGAGCTACGGGACTATCATATTAACGCCTGGGTCATCGGGAGCCATGTAATCAAGGCCCAAATGAGCCCCAGCCCACGCCAGCGGCACCCCTACTTCATGACCTCCTTTGAAAAGGTCCCGGGCACCCCAGTTGGCAACAGTTTGACCGATCTTCTGGCCGATCTTCAGGAAGTGGCCAATGCATCACTTCGCAGCTTGGTTAACAACGTCTCCATCGCCTCGGGCCCGCAGGTGGTCATTAACGATAGCCGGCTGTCGCCGGAAGAGAACGGGGAGGACATGTACCCATGGAAGCGCTGGCACACGATAGACAACCCCCTGGGGAGCAACGTGGGCGACCCGGTGAAGTTCTTCATGCCGACCTCGAACGCCCAGGCGCTGATCGAGGTCTTCCAGAAGTTTGTGGATATTGCGGACGATGTATCAGCCATACCGAAATATGTCGGTGGGCAATCTGGTGGCGGGGCAGGCCGCACGGCATCGGGGCTAGCCATGCTTATGGGCAATGCCTCCAAGATATTGCAGACCGTCAGCGCCAATGTTGACAATGATGTGCTGGAAGAGTCGTTGCTCCAGCTGTTCGACATGATACTTCTCACTGATACTACAGGGTTATTGACGGGTGAGGAAAAGGTCAGTGTCCAGGGCGTGAACGTGGCAATCCAACGTGAGACCCTGCGCCAGCGCCAGATCGAGTTCCTGCAAGCCACGATCAACCCGGTCGATCAGAAGATCATCGGGATCAAGGGCCGCGCCGCCCTGCTCCGCAACGTCTCCACCACAATCGGTATGGACGGCGAGGATATCGTGCCGCCCGAAGACGAAATTGACAAAATGGTCGCCCAGGATGCGAAGGATAAGACTTCGGGTAATATCCAGGCGCTCCAGCAGAAGGTGGACGAGGGTGTACAGAAGGGCGTCGAAGCCGGCGTCCAGCGTATCTCTACCGAGCTTACTGCCGGTCTATTGGCCCAAGCTGGCCGTATGCCGGAAGGTATACCTACCCATATTGGCACGTTGCCGGAGGCCGGCCCAACTGCCCAAGATGCTGCTCAGGGCCAGGGTTCTCAGCCTAGCCCCCTAGATAATTCTATGGGCCCGCAGACTGCCGTGACTGGGAATATGCCAGGACCAGGGGCAAAACCGGTCAGTGGCGGGGTCGGTTAAGAAATGAGTAAGGAATGTACGGTATCACTAATCAGATTTATCCGACGAAGGGACGTTGACCATGGCTATTCTCGCAAGTAAAGACTACGACCGAAATACGCTCGGCAACGTGCTGGATCAGGTCGTAACCGCGATTAATGCCGGCCAAGGTGGTGGCCCGACCGGCACTCAGGGCCCGACCGGCCCAACTGGTGGCACTACTGGCCCCGTTGGTCCTGCTGGTGTAACTGGCCCGACTGGTCCGACTGGTCCCGCGCTCGGCGCGCAAGGCTCTCCAGGTGGTCAGGGTACAACTGGCGCAACTGGTGCAACTGGCCCACAAGGGCCAACCGGTGTGACTGTTACGGGCCCCACAGGCCCCACAGGTATAACTGGGCCAACTGGTCCAAGTCCTGGGTTCACTGGCCCACAAGGTCCAACTGGGGGCACTACTGGCCCTGCTGGCCCTGCTGGCCCGACCGCTCCAACTGGCCCGACCGGCGCTACTGGGCCGCAAGGGGCAACAGGCCCGACCGGCGCGCAAGGGCAAGGTCCTACTGGAACTGTTGGTGTAACTGGACCAACCGGGTCCGGCCCCGCCTATCTCTTCGTTCCTCCGACTGCCAGCCCCGGCGTGACCGGGCAGGTGTGGAGTAACGCCGGCGTTCTTACCGTTTCGGCAGGTCCAGGCACCTGATAACTAGAGGGACTTCCCATGGCTCTGCCAACGGCTCCTATCGCGCCCGCTCCCGGTCCTGTCGGGAAAGATACATACGACGATAATCGGGAAGGCGCAATCCTTAAACAGGTTGTAGACCTGGTTAACGCGGGTAATATTGGTGGTCCTGTTGGCCTGCAAGGGCCTAGTGGCCCCGTTAAGCTAGTTGGCGGCGTTACTGGCCCGACTGGTCCAACTGGTGGTTCCGTGACGGGTCCTCCGAATGCTGTTCTTGTTGGCCCCACTGGCATACTTGGTGATCCAGGCTTGACAGGTGTTATTGGTCCCGCTGGGCCTACAGGCCCGACTTCCATCGGCCCAACTGGCCCTGTTGTTCCAGGCATTCCCGGTTCACAATATGGCCCTATGGGCCCGCAAGGTCCTACGTTTATTGGCGCTGGTGGTGTCACTGGCCCAACTGGGATAACTGGTGGTGTCGCGGTAGTTAAGCCCGGCCCTACTGGCCCAGCAGGTATCACGGGTCCAACTGGGGTAACTGGTACAACTGGGCCACAAGGCGGCGCGGGCGCAACTGGGCCGCTTGGTCCAACTGGGTCTGTATTTTATGCGCCTGTAGGCAACCCGCATATTGCCGGTGCTGTCTATAACCAGGGCGAAACCGTCTACACCACGTATTTCCTGAACGGTCCTTCGGGTCCATCAGGCGCACCCGGCCCCACTGGGTCCACCGGGACATTCTATCCCATTGGGATAGGCGGCACAACTGGGATTGTCCTCTTGCTAGGGCCGAGTGGTCCGACAGCTCTAGGCATGACTGGTCCACTGGCCATCAGCAACGGTTGACAACCCTATTTTCGTGTGCTATCTGATCGCGCATGACCGCTCGCATTTGCCTGAACGCTATTTGCAAAAACGAAAGTGATAAGGTGTTACGCTTTCTTAATAGTGTGGCCCCTTATCTTGACTGCTTTGCTATCGTGGATACAGGAAGCACCGATGACACCATACAAAAGATTGAAGGGTTCTTCGCCTCAAAATCAATACCAGGAGAAGTCACGAAAGCCTCCTTCGTTAACTTCGAGCAAGCCCGTAACGCGGGACTCCGTGCTGCGCGGGCTAGCCCTTATCCTTATGAGTATATTATGCTGGCTGATTTTGATATGGAGTTTCAGGTAGATAGTCCTACTTTTCGAGATAACCTCACTGCCCCCGCATACAACATAATCCAGAAGGCCGGTGGCACATCCTACTTCAATACCCGGCTACTGCGACGCGATCAAAAGGGTCTCTATCACGGCGTAACCCACGAATTTTTGGATGCGCCGGGCGCGGAGCAGCTTCTCGGTGTGTCCTTCATTGACCATGCCGATGGGGCCAACCGGCCCAACAAATTCGCCCGGGACATTCTTCTTCTCTTGGCGGGGCTGAAAAAAGAGCCAAAGAACGAGCGGTATCAGTTTTATCTCGCCCAGTCGTACCGCGACGCGGGCCGGTATAAAGAGTCCGCCGCGGCCTATAAAAAGCGGGTCACCATGGGCGGCTGGGAAGAAGAGACCTGGAACGCCCAGTTGAATTATGCCCACTGCCTCAATGCCTTAAAGGACACGGACGGGTTTATACGCGAATTGCAAGTTGCGTATAACATGCGCCCGAGCCGCGCCGAAACCCTCTATGACCTCGCCAAATACTACCGCGAGCATGAAATGAACGCGGTTAGCCTGCTTTATTCCGAGGCGGGTATAAAGGTACCGCCTACGAAAGACGTTCTTTTTGTGACGGATCACGTCTATCAGACGGGTCTACGGGAAGAGTATTCCATCTGTGCCTTCTATCTCCCCCAGCATCGCGCACACGGATATTCCGTTTGCAGCAATCTGGCGATAGACCCGCGCTGCACCGAGTGGTCCCGCGAACTCGCACGCAACAACCTCTTCTTTTATATCCAACCGCTGAAGGAACTATGCCCTTCGTTCGCGCCAAGTCGGCTAGCGCCGCCCCCTGTGGACGGGTACACGTTCATGAACCCGTCTGTTGCTAATAAGCCAGACGGGTCCTTATGGGCGATTGTCCGGGGCGTTAACTACACGATTGACGAGGCTGGCCGCTACCTTATAAAAGGTACAAACGGTGAAGCGAATGGCACCAATCCGATCCACACCCGTAATTTCTTGGCGGCACTAAATCCCGACCTCACGGTAAAATCTACAACGGAAGTTTTCTCGCCAAAGGATTTCCCCACGCCCGCTTACAATCTGGTGGTCGGGTTCGAGGACGAACGGCTGTTCTGGTGGAAGGGTGACTTCTGGGTTTCCGCCACCGTGCGTGAGCGCAATGCACAGGGCATGTGTGAGCAGACCCTGGCCCGCATTGGTGGCGACATGGCCTTGACTGACTGGAAGCCAATGGTCCTTCCAAACCGCTTGCACGAAAAGAACTGGATGCCCTGGGTTATGCCGGGCAATCTGCTGAAATTTGTATACAAACTTGGGACAACTCTTGACCCTAACGACCTTACTCTGGCACCTCTTCCCGTGCCATATAACGTAGACCGGCTTAGCGGCGGCTCGCAGCTAATTCCGTTTATGACCGGGTGGCTTGCCCTTGTTCATGAGTCCAGGACGCGCCCGGGAGACGGGAAGCGGTATTATCAGCACCGGTTTGTCTTTATGAATACTACGACCTCGCAGATGAAGGTCAGTAAAGCGTTTGTACTGCACGACAAGCAGATCGAGTTCGCCGCGGGTCTCGCGTGGCACCCAGACGGGAAGCGACTGGTAATCTCGTACGGGATCAAGGACTGCGAGGCGTGGCTGGCGACGATTGAGTGGCACGAAGTCACAGACTTGTTAGGAGAGATGGCATGTTGATCCATGCGAACTGGGTAGAAGCACAGACCAACTCGGTCCTTCAGGGCTCCAGCGAGGTTGCTTATGCTGTTCGGGCGCTTAATAATGCAAGTTTACACCTACATCCCGACCACAATAAAAATTGGGATAACTTACTGGCAATCTCGCATACACTTGTTTGGGCTGACGAGCATGACGCGGTGCTGGACGCCGGCGCTGGGGACGAGTCCGCATACCTCCCGGGCCTGCGGGACCTGGGGTATGATAATCTGATTGGCTGCAATCTCGACCGGCACGATGACTACAAGGCCGGCCTGAAGAACGGTATTCTCTATGCCTATGCCGATATAACGGCCACGCCGTACCCGCGCGACTGCTTTGCGTTTGTGTCGTGTTTGAGCGTCATTGAACATGGCGTCGATTGGCGGGCGTTTTTATGTGAAATGCGCCGTATTCTAGTGCCCAACGGCGGCCTCTTTGTGTCGTTTGACTATTGGCCCACAAAGCTACAGACTACTGGTCGGATAACGCACGGGGCTCCCATCAATATTTTCTCGGCTATCGAGGTCGCTGCCCTCCTTGACTTTGCTGAAAGTGTTGGGCTAGAGATAGTAGGAAAGGCATGGGACCCAAAGGCGACTGATAGTGTTGTCAGTTGGGCGGGCCTCAACTACACGTTTGGAAACCTACTGCTAAGGAAAGTGCCATGACAGTTCGCCTTGTAACGGGACACGTTCATCTGCCAAGCGCTGACTTCTATCGGTCACCAACCGATTTCGCGGCCTATAGTAAACGGCTGCTGTCTGCGCCAGTTGAGAAGTCTGTCTTTGCTGAGTGGCCTTTGGATATGTGCTGGGTTAGCCGATATCTTAAGATCACTGGTCGCACGCCTACTGTGCCAGTTGGCCCCGGCTGCAATCCCAAAAAGGACACGCTGGACTACTTTACGGTACTGGCCCAGAAGACAGACTGGATGGTCAATGCCTTAGAGAATGACCGCTCTGCCGATAAGTACGTGTGGATGGATTATGGTATCTATCATCAGGCTGGATTTACAGAGGACCTGGTGGCTGACTTCTTGAAGGCTGCGGACAACACCAATGATACGATTGATATCCCTGGGCTATGGGAAAAGGGCCACCTGACTGACACGGAACCCTGTTGGCGGTTTCTAGGCTCGTTGTTGGTGTGCCCCACGGACCAGGTGTATGCGCTTGACAATGCCATAAAATTTGAAGTAATGCGCCAGGTACGCGAGAAGAACCAGGTCCTCTGGGACGTGAACAACCTGGCCCGAATTGAAGCACTTGACAAGCTGCCCATTCGCTGGTACTTCGCGGGTCACGATAGCTCAATGCTAACAGAGTACAACAAATGAAGCGTCTTCTACTCACCGGGATCGGCGGCTCTATTGGGTGTCACACTCTCGCGCACGTTATGAAGAACACCGACTGGGAAGTTGTCGGGGTGGACTCGTTTCGGCATAAGGGTCTGACTGATCGGATCACCGAAATCTTCCGCGAGCATCCCCAATGGAAGGAACGGACCTATGTTTTTACGCATGATCTGGTGGCTCCAATTTCCGATATCCTTGCTGCTAAGTTTGGTTCAATTGATTATCTTATTAACATGGCTTCTCTTAGTGATGTTGGTGCCTCTATTGCTGATCCTGGGCCTTTCATACTGAATAACGTACAGCTTGCGATTAATGTGTTGGAGTATGCCCGTGTCTATCGACCCACGACCTTCATTCAAATCTCAACTGATGAAGTTTATGGCCCATCTGGTGGTCATGCAGAACATCTTGAGTGGTCTACCATCCTGCCCTCCAACCCTTATGCTGCCTCTAAGGCCGCTCAAGAGGCCATTTCCATCAGTTATTGGAGGTCCTACAACGTCCCCCTAATCATCACAAATACCATGAATGCATTTGGTGAAATGCAGCAGTCCAGTAAGTTTGCTGCCATCGTGCAGCGGAAGGTCCTTCGGGGCGAAACGGTGACCATACATGGAAACGCGCAAACAGTTGGAAGTCGATACTATATCCACTCCCGAAACTTTGCTGACGCCCTGTTGTTTCTACTTCGGAAGGTCACACCGTACAAACACAAAGACGGTGAAGTAGACCGCCCCGACCGATTTAATATCGTTGGCGACACTCGCCTTGACAACCTTCAGTTCGCCCAACTGATCGCGGATATGCTGGGCAAGGAACTACGTTACGAACTGCAAGACTTCCACTCGGCTAGGCCTGGCCACGACCGGCATTACGGCCTTGCCGGCACGAAGCTGGCGAAGCTGGGATGGAAGCCGCCGGTGTCGTTCACGACTGCTCTAGCGAGTACCCTACAGTGGAACCGTGACCACCCAGAATGGCTCGAAGAATGACCAACATTCAGCTCTACACAGTCGATCACCGTTATCCCGCCCGTACGAAAGACGGCGGCATTGTGCGGTCGCTTATCGTGGACCGGGACTGTTTTTCCCCTAATCTAACATATGCCGATATGTGCGCCCAATATGCTGTGTGGCAGGGACTCGTTCTCGCTGCTGATGCTAACAGTATTGTGGGCTTTCAGGGGTATCGCAAGCACCTGGATTTCCGGCCCGGTGCGACGGTGAAGGGGGACTGGGTCGATATGACTATGGCCGAGTTCAAGGCCTATCAGGAGTGGCAGAAGCACTATGCCGCCCCGAATATTGAGTTTGACCTGCGCGATGCTGATATTCTCACCGCGCCGCCCTTTGACGTGTCCTACAACACGAACATCGAAGAGGACTTCAAGCTGTCGGCCTCCGCGACCGATTGGGAACACATGAAGAAAACTATGCTGCGGTTTGGGGATTTTGATTTCAGTATCAAGTATGTGGTGGGATACTGCAATATAGTGACGACCGTAGACGTGTTCAATAAGTGGATGACTTTATGGAATATGGTACGTGCTTATTTGGAAAGGTCCATGTTTTACCCGTGCCCCGATCCGGGGCCGCGGCCCGATATCTACCTGCCGCGCCGCATGGCATTTCTTTCGGAACGCATATTTTCAATTTGGCTAGCCTCGTCTGGCCTCAAAGCACAACAGCTTCCTCTTCTCGTCTGTTGGGAGTATAAGTAATGCTATACCAAAACGACCACTACACTATGCTTGCCCTTCAGGATATTGTACAGAAAACGGCTCCTTGTGTTTACCTAGAGGTCGGGTCGCTTCTAGGCGGAAGTATGGTCCCATACCTGCTGGACCCCCGTTGCATCGAAGTTCATTCGGTTGATCTGCGTCCGCCCCTGACGCCGGACGAGCGCGGAATAACCTATGACTATGATCATGCTACTACCGCCCAAATGATTGAGAACCTGAAGCGAGAGGTACCTGACTCTAATATGCAGAAGTTGCGTACTTATGACATGGACAGCGCGGCGTTTGCAAAGAAGTTTCTTCCTTCGGCTACGTTATCGTATGAACAAAATTATACTGTGCGCCCGAACTTAGTCTTCCTTGATGCGGAGCATACAAATCGGGCGGTGTTCCAGGATTTCTTGAATTTGAATGAACTATTGCAAGAGGATGCCATTTTTGCCTTCCACGACTCAAACCTGATCTTTGATGCCCTGACCAACATTCAAGCGATGCTTAAGTACCATTTAGTTGCGTTTCATGCTGCTTATCTGCCCGATGTTGTCTTTGCGCTAGCTTTTGGGAAACTTATCGAGCCGCTTAAGGCCTTAGCGGCGTGGAACGAAGGCGGCTTTATAGAACATGCGCGTATAACCCTGAACAACGAGATTATGGCTAATATGGCAAAGAAGGGTAAATAATGACCCCACTTTGTGAACTCGCTCTCAAATATGGTACGAACAAGTGTGAAGAGGGGTACACCCCCTTCTACTATGCGATGTTTTCGTTGCCGCGCTTCAAGGTCAAAAAGGTCTTGGAGCTAGGGATCGGAGGCCCGGGCAAGAGTGGAGGCCCATCAAAATTGGGCGCGAGCCTATATATGTGGGAAGAGTTTTTTCCTGAAGCGGAAATTACGGGCGTCGATAACGACCCGGCTCTCCTGATCAACGCGGGCCGGATAAGGTCATTTCAGGCAGACGTGTTCGATCCAATGACCTTGACCGCGGTTGCTCTGAACCGTGGCCCGTTTGATGTAATCATTGACGACGCGGTTCACTTGCCGGAACCCCAGCTGAGTTCTGCATTAACCTTATTGCCATATTTGTCGCCAACAGGTGTCTACATCATCGAGGATGTGGCCAATTGCCCGCCAGAAGAGATTATGGTCGCGCTCCCACCCGAGTATCGGTCTGCCACTTTGAAGTGTGCCCACTGGCCAATTATCATCATCGCCCGCCGTTAGTCCTTTCTTAAGGCATAGCTGGTTAAATCCCCTTCTCAGATGTTTCCTCGATGGGAGTTTTACCATGGCTGGTCCAAAGGTTAAGAAAGAAGCTTCACACAATGTAGAGTTCGCTGAAGGCGGCGACGGCCATATGTTTGGCCCGCAGGCTGCGAACCCTGAAAAGGCTGGCCAAACGGCGAAGCCTGAAGGTAGCGCGCCCGGTGCGAAGTTTGCCGAGGGTGGCAAGGGCAAGATGTTCGGATACCGTCCGTCAGCCCCTGCTGAAGCCGGCAAGACTAGCCCGTAAGGGAGGCTCTAATGGCTGGTTTACCGCCGCCGCCCCCCGTTGACGCCACCACGCGCCGCGAGTTGCGGCTCCAGGCTGGCGTCCCTGCGGCTGTGCCTACCGCCGCTGCCGTCTATGCCGCGCCGCGGATTAAGCCGTCTGCGCCGTCCCAGCGTGACTATGGCAAAAACCCAGGCATTCCAAACCCAGCTGATCTAGGGGAAGCGTAATATGACGGTATTCAAAAAGCACCTTACGGCTATCGGGAAAGGTGGCAAGATCGTAAAGCACGTTGGTAAAGGGGCTTCAGAGACCCACCTACCAAACACTGCTTCCGGTGGGTTGTCGAGCAATATGAACGATTATTCGCAGGCCACCCCCATGGGTGGACCAACCGCCGGCCTGCCCGGTGGCGGCGGTGGCGGGATGGATGACGGCGAGGATTGATGCCGACCAACGCGAAAGACTTCCGTAAAACGGTTCTTCGCCTCCGCAATGCCAATCCGGAGGCCTTCGACCAATTCGTTAACTATTTCTCAATATATACAGAGGAAAGTCTTATCGCGGTCTCCGAAGCGGACGCCGCGACTATCATGACCATGAAAGGTCGTGCCCAGCAATGTCGTGCCTTACTACAGCTATTTGTAACGTGCGATCAAGAGGGTAAGAAGGCCGAGCCCATACCGCAATAACGCCGTATGCGCTACAGGAGGATACCATGGCTACCACCGAAACGATCCGCGATATGCCTGCGAGCCCGCAGGCCCCCATCGACCCAGACGTAAAAATCCCCGACTCAGTCCGTATAGCCGCCGAAAAGGCGAATAGCTATTATAAGAAGCCTGTTGCTGCGGCTGAGCCCGTCGCTGAGCCGGTGGCGGAACCCGTCGCTGAGCCGGTGGCGGAACCCGCTCCCAAGCCAAAGCCTCGCGCGCCGCGCGCCGCGGCACCGCCCGCGGAACCCCAAGCACCGCCCGCGGAACCCCAGGCTGCGCCGGCAGGGGAGATTAACTGGGAGCATCGCTATCTGTCCATGAAGGGCCGCTATGATGCCGTCCAGCAAAGTGTCGGGTCTATGCAGGAACAAATGTCGCAAATGGGCGACGAATTGATGCGTTCCCAGCAGCTCCTGCAACAGCGCGGGGCTACCCCTCCGGCAGCCGCCCGCGGAAAAAAATTGCTCACTCCAGAGGACGAACAGACCTATGGGCAAGAATTAATTGATTTTACCCGCCGGGCTGCTCAAGAGGCCGTCGCGCCTGAACTGGAGTCCAACCAAAGGCAAATTAAGTCGTTAGAACAACGACTTACGCGGGAAGCGCAAGTTGGGCTTCAGCACACTTTGGACGTGCAAATCCCCGAATGGCGCGATATAAACCTGGATGACCGGTTCAAACAGTGGCTCCGTTTACCAAATGTTTACTCGGGTCGTATAAGACATCAGATGTTGAGCGACGCCTACCAAGCGGCAAATGCCCCTCTGGTGGTCCAACTCTTCAGAGACTTCATCGCTGATGAAGAAGCTACGGGCAACAGTACACCAGCCCCGACCGCAGAGCAGCCGGCACAACCGGTTCCTCGTAGAGCGGCGGCCTCCCTGGCAGTATTAGCAGCTCCTGGCAAGGCCAAGCCGGCTGGCGGTGATACCGCGGTGCCCGCAGACAAGCCAAGTTTCACACGCGCCCAAATTGCAAGGTTCTATGCGACAGTTCGCGCTGGCGGGTTCGCCGGTCGTGAGGTCGAAAAGGACCGGCAGGAAAGAGAAATCTTTTCTGCCCAGAACGAGGGTCGCATCACAGGTTAACCAGGGGTCACTAGCTGCGAACCAGCACTGGCCCCTACATAGGGGGCCACAATGGCTGCTCCAACGACTGGCTTCCCGGGCTCCACGTCCGGTCTTATCTACCCGTCAGGCAATACCGCCGCCGCTGGCAACAGCTATGGCGTGACTTCTGACGGTGCCGGTGGCAACGAACTGCAAGCAACAGGCTTTATTCCCGAGATTTGGTCGGGGAAGCTGGTTGAAAAGTTCTATGCCGCGACGGTCCTTGCCGCGATTTCCAACACCGACTACGAGGGGGAAATCAAGAACAAGGGCGACCGCGTCAAAATCCGCACGAAGCCGACGATCACCATTCAGACGTACGACGCCGACCAGCTGCTCGCTCTTGAGCGCCCGTTGGGTGGCACGACTGAGTTGTACATCGGCAACGGCAAGTACTTCTCGCTGATCCTGGACGATGTGATGGAAATTCAGTCCGACCTGAACCTTCTGTCTATGTGGTCCGACGATGCGGCGCAACAGCTGAAGATCGCTGTTGACAAGGACGTTCTACAAGGCCTAGTTAACGGCGCTGTCGCCCAGAACCGCGGTACTGCGGCTGGCGTCATCACCGGCAACATTAACCTGGGTGCGAAGGGTGCGGCCCTCTCGGTCGTGTCCAAGAACCCCGGTGCCGGCGACGTGGAACTCCTGGACGTGCTTATGCGTATGGGCCAAGCCCTGGACGAGCAGAACATCCCGGAGGTTGGCCGATGGGTCGTCCTCCCGGCGTGGGCTGGCCGCCAGATCAAACAGTCCGAACTTCGCCAGGCCTACTTGTCGGGCGATGCCGTGACCATGCTCCGTAATGGGCGCTTGGGCATGGTGGACCGTTTCACCATCTATGTCAGCAACTTGCTGCCGTCCAATGGTGGGCCGAACGCCGACACGGGTGACTTCAACGTAGGTGAATGGCCTATCTTCGCTGGCCATGCACATGGACTAACGTTTGCATCACAAATCTCCAAGGTTGAGACATTGCGTTCAGAACTCACATTTGGTCAGATTTTACGCGGGCTTCAAGTTTATGGCTACAAAGTCATCGACGGCAAAGCCATCGTGGAAGCAAGGGTCACGCCTAATTCCTGATAATAATCAGTGAGTTAGATAAACAATTCACCAGGGCCAATTGGCCCTGGTTTCTTTTTGCCCTACCCCCATATAGCCCAAGCCCTCCTAGACCATCGCCCAGTGGTTTAGTAATCCTTAACACTTAACCCGTATCGTGGACCCCGATATTCAGGGGTTCCCGGTATGGCCAGCCTAGACGAAGTCCAAGATTACATTAACGATGCTCGTACCATCCTCCTGGACGTAATCGCACCGTACCGGTACGACGACCCCTCCCTTTTGGTCGCCTTTAACGTGGCCCTCCTAGAGGGCCGGCGCATCCGGCCAGACCTGTTTGTCTATGCCGCCCCCCTCGTTCCCTACTATGCCAATAACGACACGACCCCCGTGCCGCTGGAACAGCCCTTCCGGCTGGCATTCGTCTTTGGGCTAGTCGCACACGCCCTGACCCGGGACCAGGAAGATGTGCAGGACGCCCGCGCGACCACGTTTATGAACCTGTTTTATGACATTCTTTTGGGCCAGCGCGGCACCGGGGTCAATGCCGGAAGGTCGGCCCCGCCGCCTGCCCAGAGCGCCAGCGGTATGCCGCCGGTCCCACAGTGAGGTAGGTTATGAGCGCCACAGTAGCAGAATGGACACGCCTTATGAACCAAGCACGGGTCAAACTGACCGGTGCGTCGGATGCTGCGCTTAAGGGCGAGCTGTTCGATGTGGTGCATGAGTTCTATGACCGCAGCTCTTGGTGGCTGGATGTACTGACCTTGAACATCCTTCCGAACATCGTGGCCTATGATCTGGTGCCAGTGAACGGTACGGTCATTCGCTTGGCAGGGTTAATGACCTTTGACCCTCTCAATCCTACGTCCCCGGGCACCACCCGTGGCGGAATGATGCCAAACCCCGGTACGGTGATTTTGCTTGATGTGCCAGGTATTCCTCAGACTTTCAACGCCACCGTGGTGTTAAACGTGGTTCTGCCAACCGATACTAATGGCTTTCCGATCACGGATCACAAGCTATTACGCATCTATAGTACGGGAATACTGGACGGTCTACTTGGCCGCATGATGAGCCAGCCCAATAAGAGCTACTCCAATTCTTCGATGGGGGTCTACCATCTGAAGCAGTTCGAGCGGATCATTAACCAAGCGCGTGTCGCCGCCCTGCGGAATAATGCCTTTGGAAGCCAGGCGTGGGTCTACCCGCAAACCTTCGGTACATTCGGTCAACGTGGTGGCGTGTCCATCGGCAGCGATACAAGCTTTACGGATTGAACATGGCCATTCTCTCGTCCAAACACTATGACACAAACACCGATGACGTGATCCTCAAGGAACTCGCGGACGCGGTTAATGCCATGCTGACTGGTGGTGTGACGGGCACGACTGGGCCTATTGGCCCAACCGGAATAGGTCCTATCGGCATACAGGGTCCTACTGGTCCTACCGCTCCAGGCCCAACCGGACCTCAGGGTCCAACCGCTCCTACTGGGCCAACTGGCCCAACCGCTCCGACTGGTCCTCCAGGCCCTACGGGGTCTAGTGGGGCCGGCGGCGTCACCGGTCCGACTGGTGCGACCGGGCCTATTACTCCAGGCCCCGTTGGTAGTACAGGCCCCGTTGGTATTCAAGGTCCTCCGGGTAATGTAGGTCCAACTGGCGGCACAGCCGGCTTGCCGGGCACAACTGGCCCGACTGGCCCCACCGGAGGCGGACAGACTGGTCCTCTAGGCCCGACTGGCGGCACAGCCGGCTTGACTGGCCCCACAGGCCCGGTTGGGGTCACTGGTCCATCAGGCCCAACTGGTCAGCAAGGGGTTACCGGGATCACTGGCCCTCGTGGTCCAACCGGCGGCACCGCGGGGCTAACTGGCCCAACTGGTGCGGCTGGCGGTGGTACGGGCCCAACTGGCGCATTTGGTCCCACCGGCGGGACAGCAGGCCTAACAGGGCCTACTGGGCTTATTGGCCCCACCGGGCCAAATGTGAGCGATATTGAAGTGATTATCGACGGTGGTGGGTCTCCCCTTGTGGCGAACCAACACGTCTATCTCTTCGTTGATTATGCCTGCACGATCCATCAAGTCACCCAAGTAGCTGACCAAACTGGGTCCGCGGTGGTGGATATTTGGTCCTGTACTTATGCACAATTTGATGCGGGTGGATCGCATCCGGTGGCCGGGGACAAGATTACTTCTTCTGCCCCGCCAACCATTTCATCCGCGGTCAAGTCACAGGACGCTACTCTGAGCGGGTGGACGACTGCCATCGCGGCGGGGACCGTTCTTTGCTTCAATGTGACGAGCGCGGCCACGATTACCCGCGTGACGCTGGCCTTGAAGGTGTCGGTGCCATGAGCCTAACAACCTGGAACCCGAGTGATGCGACCGCTAGTTGTTCGCTGTCAGGCGGAAATCTTATAGCAACAGCGGGGGCTGGTAATCAGGCAGCCCGGAATACCTTATACAAATCTAGCGGTAAGTGGTACTATGAAGCCCTTATGACAAATGCTAGCGAGGGTAGCGGCGATACGGGCTGCGGCGTTGCTTCTAGTGCCTATACACTTGGGGATAACGGTTCCACTGGCGCGACAGATATGTGCTATTGGGCACAAAATAGTACTGTGTACTGCAATGGTGCTGATATCGGACTAACTTCTCTTGCAGACGGCGATACCGTAGGAATTGCTATTGATATCCCTAATACGCATATTTGGTTCCGCAAAAATGGCGGGACGTGGAATAACGATATCCTCGCCAACCAGAACCCCGTTGGCAACGTAGGCGGGATTAACCTTACATCATTAGGTTGGAGTTGGACCAGTTTGACCCCAGTTGTCAGTGTGCGCGGTGTAGGAGATAGTATTACGGCAAATTTCGGGGCCTCTGCATTTAGTACTTCTCCCCCCTCCGGGTTCTCTGCATGGAACCCCTCTTATGTAAATGCTACTCAAGTCAGCATGTTCAGGTGACGCCATGGAAAACACTATCGTTGTGCCGTTCGAGGATAATGTGATCGTGGTTCCGTTTGTGAACAAGGACGAGCCGTAATGGTGCTAGGGCGTACCGAGCAAATTGTAGGCGACCGCACCCAGTACACTGTTGATTGCAGTGCGTGGCTGGCGACCGGCGAAACATTGACCGGGGTAACCTGTGTCGTGGATATAGGCACTGCAACGGTTGATACCATTGTGATCAATGGGGCCGGCACAGGGTTTACCTACTTCATCAATGCCGGTACGTTGGGCGATCAGTATAACGCAATCTTTGAGCAAGTAACATCTCTTACCCAAATCCGGTACGATCACTGGGAGTTCTTTGTTGAGACCAATGGCGGCCCGAATGTTCTATCTGCCAATCAGGCGCTTATGCTGTCTATTGTGGGCTCGACTGGCCCTGCTGGCCAAGCGGGTGTCCTCGGTACAACTGGTCCAACGGGCGGCACCGCGGGCTTGACAGGTCCGACCGGGCCGACTGCACCAACCGGGCCAACTGGTTCACTAGGGCCAACTGGTAGTGGGGGAACGGGCCCGACTGGTTTACCTGGGCCCACTGGACCAACAGCAGCGGGGCCATCTGGCCCTACGGGTCCGACTGGGCCCACTGCACCGACTGGGCCCCAAGGGCCAACTGGCCCGACTGCGCCCGGTCCTACCGGCGTGACAGGTCCAACTGGGCCGACCGCTCCAACAGGGTCTCAAGGGCCAACAGGTCCATCTGGGGGTGGTGGTACCGGCCCACAAGGGCCAACGGGCCCCACTGCGCCCGGGCCGACTGGTGTGACAGGCCCAACTGGCCCGACCGCTCCAACTGGTCCACAGGGTCCGACAGGTCCGACCGCTACGGGTCCGACAGGTCCGGCTGGTGGCCAAGGTATTCAAGGCGTGACGGGTCCGACTGGCCCGACCGCTCCAACTGGGCCTGCTGGTGGTCAAGGTATTCAAGGCGTGACAGGCCCAACTGGCCCGACCGCTCCAACTGGGCCTGCTGGTGGTCAAGGTATTCAAGGCGTGACGGGTCCGACTGGCCCGACCGCTCCGACCGGTCCCGCTGGCGCGGCTGGTGGTCAAGGTATTCAAGGCGTGACAGGGCCGACTGGCCCGACCGCTCCAACTGGTCCTGCGGGAGCAGGTAGCACGGGGCCCACTGGTCCCACCGGTACCTTAGGACCAACTGGTCCCACAGGTCCAAACACGATCCCGATCAACATGCAGCACGGGGTCTATATCTGTGTAGCGGCTGATGGCGGCGGCATGGTGGTCGCGCCCACTGGAGCCACTGGCTGCACGTTTTCTGTTCCTTCCAACTCTGCCGTTCCCTATGTCGTGGGGACCCCCATTTCCTTTGCCAACCAGGGGCCTACAGGTATCTTGGTGGGTCCGACTGGCTCGGATGGGATGGTGCTGTCTACTTCCGGTGCAACCGGGTACCGTACGCTGGGGCCGAATGGCATGGCGACCGCGGTTAAACTGACAACGACTGGCTGGCTCATTTCTGGCAATGGGTTGACCTAAATGTCAAATATCATGGCCCAGATGTTGTTGTGGACATATTCACCGGTTGTTGGTGTCCCTGTTTCGCATACGCTATGGACTTGGGGCTATAACCACTACGGCCAACTAGGCCTAGGCAACACCACCAATTATTCTTCTCCCAAGCAAGTCGGCGCTTTGACAACTTGGTTGAATGTCGCGGGCGGCTATTGTCACACGATAGCGACAAAGACAGACGGCACACTTTGGACTTGGGGCTATAACCCCTTCGGCCAACTAGG